TCAACACCCCCTCCATGCCCGGAATGGGCCTGTCTCAGGAAGACTCGAAGCTAATCTTTGAAAAGGTCATGCGCCATTGCGGCGGAGACCTCACGAAGGTGGCCGAGGGTGACGTGAGCGGCTTTGACTGGAGTGTGCAGGAGTGGGAACTCTTGCTTGATGCAGAAATGCGCATCCACCTTATGGGCATGGAGGGGGTGTTGATGTAGTCTGCTATTTCCGCCTTATTCTGTTCTGTGAACAGTAGCCGCTCCACGTTTTGGTCTACCAAAGACACGGATCCGATCAAACGGAAACGCTTATTGATAAGCTTCCTCATGGGGTGCGGTTCATTCTTCACAAAGAAACGAACAGGGTCAGCCATTCTCTTCTCGACGATCTCATAAGAGTCCTCGGGAACGTCCTGGCTAGCCAACAGGTGTATCCGGGCAATAACCGCTCGGCATACCAGCTCGCCGTGTGAGGTTAGAACTTGTTCATTCTTTCCAAACACGGCCAGAGGCACGCCTGGGCTGCTGTCTAGTTTCACCTGCGAGTTCATAACAACGGCAATCTCCTTGCGAAGGAGAGCGTCGTCGATGACTCCCCCCGCACACCAGGATGGCACCTTGGTGTGAGGGTAAGCGGCAAGTGCCGCCTCTATAAGAGTGTCCTGCTCCTGTGGGGATGGTGCCATGCCCAGCGTCCGCCGTCCTGCCTGGAACCGCACAGAACTCAGAATTGCTTCTTCGTCCTTCTGCGGCCATGCAAAACCAGTGAGTGCTGGCATGACCTCCATCGCCTTTACAAGCGTTGGGGAGTTTTCCGTCGGCTTCCCAGAGGGAAACGTAAGGTCTGTCTCCCCGACAAAGCGGATGTGATCCTCTTCAACTGGATTGACTCTTCGATACTTGCCGAGACTGAAATGAGCTCCAAGCGCCCGGCGGGCTTGGAGCTCCGAAAATCCGAGTCATCCGCGGCAGGGGGCGATGCCTTAGCACCGCCAGCGGGAGGGGTTGCGGCAGACTCCAACATGGCTGCTGTCTTCCTCTTCCGTTTACTCCTCTCTCGTTTGGCTTTCTTAGCACGATAAGCGGACAACCGTTCCCGGGCCTTCTGAAAGACCTCTGACGGGAGGGGTCCTAAAGTAGGCTCGAAAGCAACTCTTTTCTCAGCAAGGGGCCGGAGACGAGCCCCTTCGAAGGGCTTGAAGCCAGTCTCAAGCTGGTCATAGTCGTTGTAGTCATCCTCTTTCTCATCTGCGAACGCGGGGGCT